GATTGAGGATGCCCTATTCGATGGGGAGGAGACAGCTTTGATGGACGATGAGCGAAGTGTCCTACGTGCCATTGACGAGGCACTCTGACCCCTTATAATACACACAAGCAACCAAACCACAATGCTCAAAATCCTTTCCTATGGTGCCGCCTTCGTTGCTGGTGCTGTCGTCGCTAACGCAGAAGTGCGCGAGGGCATTCAGATCACTGCATCCGACTCGCTGCATTCAGTCGCTGCATTCGTACGCCCTGAGGATGCGCCGATGGGTGGACCATATGACAAACGCTGAACCGTCCACCAAGGGGTAGGCAACGCCCCCCTAGGGTCTACAATACACACAACACACAAACGGAGACACACGATGAACGGATGGGCAAATTGGGAGACCTGGAACGTCGCCCTCTGGATCCAGAACGATGAGACGACCTACAACGTCGCTAAGCGTTATGACTCCTATGATCACCTCATCCCTCGTCTGGAGTTGATGTGGGGACAGATGACCCCAGACGGTGCCCGCTGGATGGACGGCAGGATCGACACCGCTGAACTCGACGAGATGCTGGCAGAGCTCTGAGGGGTCGCCCCCCTCATCTGCTATAATATCACCAAACGAACCAACCACGAATGAAAGACTACGGCAACGGCATCCTGGCAAGCAACGACTTCCTGGCATCCATCGGTGAGACCTACCTGCGTGAGGAGAGGGAGCGTGCCAAGCAACGTGCTCTGATCCGTGCTGCCTTCCGTGATGGACAGCAGATGGATGATGGTGGACAGTGGGGAGTCTGGAACATCAGCGACCGCGACTGATCACAGCACCGACTAGGATACACACAAGCAAACGAACCAAACCCGATGACCTACAGCATCACCAACGGCGTCACCCTCACAGCAGCACAGCAGCGCTACCTCGATGCCTTCGCTAACCTCTATGAGGCAGCAGAGGAGATGAATGCAGGCGACCCTATGTCCTATGCTCGCAGCAGAGAGATCCATATGGCGTGCCTGCTAGGTCACAGCGTGGCAGACACCTACAGTGGTGCTGATGCATACGAGGAGGACGGCACCCCTGTAGAGTATAAGAGCACCATCGGCAAGACGATCAGTGCCACCTACAATGGCATAAGCGTCCAACCCACGTGGGAGGATCAGGAGGCATACCTCATCGATCATAAGATCGGATGCTACCCCCGCCACTATTATGCACGCTATGAGGGGTGCCGAGTCGCTGAGATCTGGGTGATGGATTCTGACACCGTGCTGTCCCTGCTGCTGCCCAAAGCTCAGAAGCAATACGCCACCAAACGCAACGGCAAGGCAAAGGACCCCCGCATCGGCGTCTCCCTCTCCTCCTCAGAGATTCGCTACCACGGTCGCCGCATCGTCTGAGACGTGCTATAATTTCAACAACAGCAACCAAGCAAATGCGCATCGCTCTCCTCCTCGCCACCATCATCGCTGGTGGGTTCATCGGCACCAACGCCATCACCGCAGTCTCTGAGATGCAGGATGCCAAGATGACCCGCTTCTGTGCAGCGGTGCCCGTGGGGGCATCCTACGACGACACCTGCGCTAAGTATCGCTAACCCGTAGCGCTGCTAAGTATACCTAACTCACGTCCCCTCTGACTGTTAATTAAGGGGGGGCGTTTGTATAGAGAATTCGCCAAGCGCAATCTATAACGAACCGATTTCGAGAGCTAAATATTGAAGGAATGAAAATATTTTTCGCTAGTAAAAACGCCCCTTAGAGTTTTTTGAAATGGCACGTAAACAGTATTGGACGATTGCAGCGCCCCACAGTGGAAATTTTGTAAAGGGTATGATATATTGGAGAGAGGATTCCAGCTGGAGTTCCGACCCAGAAACTGCACATCATTTTAGATCCAATGAGACTGCAGAGAAAAGACTGAGTAACATCATTAAAACGAAACCCAATGCAAGAGTCGTCAAAATCAATCCAAATGCTTCCTGAGATCACAGATGATCCTAGGTTAATGAGAAATTATATCAAGGAACTTGAAGCACGAGTCAAGCAACTTGAAGAGGAGATCAAAGCTGTACCTGATGCTATGGCAGGATCTAAGTTTTGGTTTAAGAGACCTGGGAGAGTTGAGCACGAACCTTTAGGGAAGTACTTGGAAGATTTAGAGAAGCGTGTACAAGCGATTGAGTTGAGGCAAGAACTTGGATTATAAGATATGACTTCTGGATATTACAACGGTAACCGAGCGTGGGGAGATCCATATGGTGCTGAGGGTGGTCTAACGATCAGCTCACCCGTACATAATTCTGCGACTGGTGGAGGTTTAGGATTTCTTGCAAGGAATTATTTTTCTTCAGAGGAACAAGTACCTCGTTTAGGACCCGTTGATGATGAAGAGTATATTGAGTATTATTTTCAATTAAACGAATTAGGACCTGTTGACACTGAGGATCGTTGTCAGCAGTATCTACCCGTACGTATTAACATCATCTCAGATGACGAGCAATACTTTACGTTGTGGGTATGCGATAGCTATACCGAGCGCGTAGCTGTTCGCAATCCGACTGGTGAATTTAAACCAGGGGAGACACTAACAGCTGCTGGTGGGGCAACTGCAGTTATTAAGGACTGGCATCGTTTCCGAGAGAACAATGCGTTGCATATTATTGAGTTTGAACCAGGGACTGCTAGTGGGACATTTCCGAATAATAATGTAACAGGGTCTTCCAGCGGGGCGACCGCCGAGTGTATTTCTGGATACAATGATATTGAAGTAACACAGGACCTCGGATTATCATTTACTGGAATCCCTACGACTGTTCCAGCTCAGAACCCTTTGATTGGTACTATAAGCGGGTTCTATACCTATCCAAAGCGTGTGGGGTATGTCAAGTATATGCCACCCCGTTGCACGACCCTTCTAGACGTTTCTGAAGCGGTTGCTGAGTATCCTGACCAAACTCCTGGATGGGAACAGTCATTATCTAAGAATGATAATCTAGATTGTATATACAAACCATTCCTCGAAGCTGTACAAGAAGAATATCAAGATAGTACTTGGGGTCAAAGAGAAATACAGGATAAAAGAGAAAGTACAAGAAAGAAACAAGTTAATACTGGTGTGTTCAAGTCTGTTCCGATTGCAGGTACAGATGACTCATTAGACAACTATCAATTAATTCCTGTTGTCTTTAAAAATATCAATCCAGCAAACACTGACCCCAGTTATGCTAAGAAGCAAGATGAAAATGGTGGTCCAGCTTTAATTAGTCAGAGTGGTGATCGTTTAAGATTCCTGGATGGTGGCGGTTCTGACGAAAATGCTGCATTAACTATTCGTCGTCAATATGGTGGCGCTGCATTCTTTGCCATTGACCCTAATGCCAAAAATGGATTAGGGGTTGTTATTGCAGTTAGTCAACAAACAGAAGTAGAGATTGAATTAGAGTGGGATGATAATCCTGATACTGACGGTACAGCTTTAGGCACTGTACAAATCGAGAATGCAACCTGGGAACAAAAGGGCGACAGTGGTAGTCAACTTAGAACTGTTACTATTGGAGAGAATATTGCTGGTGAGGGTATACCACTGAAGAGTAAAAGAAACCGTTGTGTCGAAGCTGGACTAGCAAAAGGGCATCAAGATTTCTTTAACAAAGTGCAAGATTATATTAATTGTGGAGCTCCCTTTACTGAAAAGGAATTTAAAAATTTAATCGAAGGAACGACTGCATCAGCTCAAATTGACAAGAACTATGAAGAGATTCAAGTTTGCACCGAAGATGATAAAGACTTAACTGACACTAAGATTGAACCGAACTATAATGATAGTGCGGATGTGATGAAGGAATCTAAGACGTTCTTCTGTGATTTGGGACCTGCATATGATTATTCAATTGCAGCTTTGGATTATATGGATTTGGCATTCAATAGTCTAGACACTAAGGTTCCAAGTCAGACGTTTGTAGAGATTCCGCAGGAGCTGTTTACACACGGATTCAGAACTGTACCGCCGCCGACTGAATTTCTAAAGTGGTCAATCTTCCGTTATGACCCTCATAGAAATACTGAGAGGATAATGGCAATTACTATTCAGGGTCAGTGGGTCTGTACTACAGTATCTTATATGGATACTCAAACGGTTCCTGGTACACCTCCTACTGGAAATCCTGGTGATCCTGATTATGATCCTGGTACAGAGGATGAAGAAGTCGAAGTTGAAGTTGGAAACCCATCGTTTGGTTTAGGATTCACAAAAACTTTTAGTACTGATCTCACAGTTGAGTCTAATTGGGACACAAATAGAGACAACCTAAAAGCAGCTGTGGAAAATCAGGGCAATCCTGACTCTACTACTCTGATGGCAGAGATGGCTGAGTTTATGGATGTCTCTGAAGATACTTTAGATATCTACGATTATGACGCAGAAGACTTCCCCGATTATGGATATATTGAATTGAACAACTATGACATCGATGGAAGAGGTTTGGCAGAAGTTATTCCAGTTAATATTGGATTTGGATATCTACAAGTACCTACAGTTACAGTTAGTGAACCAGATTTGGCAGAGGGAACGCTTCCAGAAATCGAAGCTCAGATTGTTGCTGGACGTGTAACTGGATTTGACATTGTAAATTCTGGCAGTGGATATGCTCAAGAACCAATTATTACTGTTGGAGAACCCACTACAACGATTGAAGGCACTGGAGATGTCTCTCAGGGGAGTAGATACATCCAAAATATTGGATTTGGTAATCTAGATTTCTTTGAAAGACTGTTTGTTGGTGTTCGTGTCAGCTCCCCAGGCAATGGATTTTCGTTTAATGAGGTCTTGAGAGTCCTTCCTGGTGTTGTTATGAACGTTACTGCGGACGGAAGTAGCATTTTAACAATTAATGAAGTGCTATTTGACTCAGAAATCGAAGATGCAAACCCTGGAATGGTGCTTGAAGGCGCTGGCGTGAACGGTTTGACGATTCAAACTATCGATATTGTTGCTAATGAGATCACTGTGAGCGCTCCTGTTGCAGCTGGGACCTATGAAGTCAATACTGAGCGCACAATTTTGATGACTTATGCTTCAAATGTCACTTTAACTGGAGCTGATTTAGTATTTACTGCACCAACTGCGGTGCAAGCGACTGCCAGAACGCAACTTTTTGTCGGAAATAGGTTCGGAACCTCCTATAAATATGCTGATAGTCGTGAAATTGCGCATTACGACGGCGTTAGAGACAATGGTGACGGAACTTTTACGCTCCAAAACATCCAAAGAGGGCAAAAAGAGACCGATGTGAAGCGTCATTTACGCGGAGACCACATTTTATTACACTCAACGATCTAATATGGGAGCTTTAGCACTACAAACTGGCGTATGTACTGGTCACGGTTGCTGGCCACCGATGGGTTATGGACCTTCTTTGGCACAAACAGTGCGTGTAACGAAGATTGCACCCCTACACGATGATGTTGCACGTCTTCCTCACTGCAAACCGTGCGGAGAAAACCCTATGTGTCACCCAGGACTGGTGATAGCATCTGTAAAAAATGTACTTGCTGGTACAGATGTTCCTGCAATTCCGTTAGTTATACCCAAAGCTGGTGATCCAGAGACTGAAGCGATCCTGACTGCCCTTGCACCTAAGCTTTGTGCAACTAGATTACCACTTGCAAGGATAGCAGATACTGTTGGTTGCGGTTCTGCGGTCGCTGTGGGCGCTCCTAACGTCCTTCTGGGCACTGGTGCTGGTGCAGCAACGTCTATGGCGAAAGCAGCGAAAGCAGCGGGCATTGGTGCTGTTGCTGCAGCAGGTGCTGCCGCGGCCATCTTTACAATTGCGGGAATGGCTGCTAGTATGTTAGGGTCTGGAGGCGGCGGCGGTGGAGGTGGAGATGATTCATTTGACATCGACGAAGCTGCAGGCGACCAGTCATACGATCCATCTATCACTAAAACTATTGGTGGAAGAGGTGGATTGGGTACTGGCAAAGACGCATCAACCATTTCTACAACTTACTGCGATTAATTATGGCACTCTACGGCAAGTCTATGGGTTATACGCCCGCTCGTCCTAAGAAAACTCGTCAAGGAAAATCTGCTAATACCAAGCTTGCTGCTTCTTCTCGCAATGGTGCGAAGAAAGCATACCGTGGTCAGGGTAAATGAGACCCGAAACCCGCAAATCTATGGAGATGTTGTTCACTGCTAAGTGGAATTTACCCAAAGCAGCGAAACACTGTGGTCTTACTAACAAAGAAATGAAGATCACGTTCAACGAATACTGTACATTCCACCCTCCGACCTACAATATCGATGAAGAAGCTTCTGTATGTCTCCCGTGACACCGAATTAGCGCTCATTGAAGCGTTGACTTACAGAATTCAGATGATGGAATTGGATTGGGATCCTAAAGATACGTGCTTTTTGTGCGTATCACCCGATTATTCCGCAATTGTGACTCAGCTTTTGGCACATTGGCTCTCTAAAGACGGCGAAATGTACCATATTGAGTCTGTTAACGTCCCATTTCCCGATGAAGATGCGAATCAGTACCAAGTTACCTTCGCTCAGAACCTTATGGACTGGAAATGGATGTGGAAACGCTTCGTTTTGATCGAGGCTGGCGTGATTAGAGGTGGAAATTACACCTGGATCACCAATATTCTCAAAGAACTTGCTCCAGAGTGCGAATTTACGACTCTGACGATGTTTGAAAACGTCCACAGCAACTATGAGAGCGATATTGTTGGACAGATTTACGATAATGAAGTCGAAGATCTCCATTTTTGGTGGGAAAGACCTAATAATCACTGGACTGGGCGCTGATGCGCCCTTTTTTTGTCCAACTAAATAAAACGTCGGGATAGAACCCCGTAAAAAGTTCTCCTGCAAACCATTAGGAGACGATTGATGTCCATTCCTCGCAAGACACCTGTAGATTATGGCGACCAGTTCATTAAATCTGGTATGGTACTCATTACCGATCAGAGAGCTGACGCAATATTAAGAAAAGCGAGTAAAAAGAGACAGGTTCCCCAACCTGATTATACAGAAAGGTTCGAGAACTAATATACATACTAAAGATCCCTAACTACAATGCCAAGAGAGGTTAAATTTAAGGATTTATCCATCTCGATGGGTATTAATCCCGTTACTAAGGATGTACTCAACACCACGGGTGAAGCTGCGGTGAAAAGGGCGTTGTACAATATTATTTCGACACGTAAAGGAGAGAGGTTCTATAGACCAGATCTTGGTAGTAATATTACAGATCTTTTGTTTGAACCTCTCGATGCTGCTACAGCTTCTCTAATATCACAAGAGATAGAATTTGTTATCCGTAAGTACGAACCTAGAGTAAATCTAATTCGTGCCGATGTTGATCTAAACTATGATAATAATGGTTTCGATGTAGTTATCGCATTTGAGATTATCGGTATAGAAACAGATGTGCAGGTACGCGAAGTAGAATTCTTCTTAGAACGAACTCGATAATGTCATACATTCAGGTTGCAAATTTAGACTTTGATCAGGTAAAGACATCACTAAAAGAGTATCTACGCTCTAATAGCGATTTTACTGATTACGACTTTGAAGGTTCGACGCTTTCGACCCTGATCGATCTGCTTGCGTACAATACTTACTATACGGCGTTTAACGCCAATATGGTAGTTAATGAAGCATTCCTTACTTCCGCCACTCTCAGGGACAATGTGGTGTCTCTGGCGAAGCAAATAGGGTATGTTCCCAAGTCAACTGTTGCACCTACAGCTGTTATCAACCTGGAAGCTAATTATTCTTCCGAACAAAGAATTCCAGAAACTATAAAGCTTCCTAGAGGTTCTCAATTCGTCACTAGAATTAATGGCGTATCGTATTCCTTCATTACTGTAAGGGATTATGTTGCAAGCGTAGATTCTAGAGATATTGCTACTTTTAATGATATTGAAATTAAGGAAGGCAACTACGTAGTCGAGAATTTTACTTTTAATGCAGCTATTCCTCAGAGATTTATTTTGAGGAATCCAAATATTGACACCAGCACGATTAGAGTAACTGTTAGGGAAACTCTGGACAATACAAATGTTACTGAATATCAGTTAGCTTCTAATATCATTGGATATGATGGATCATCTAATATCTTCTTCATACAAGAAGGTGAGGATGAGAGATATGAGATTATTTTTGGTGATGGAGTCTTAGGTACTAAGCTTACTACTAATAACTTCATCGAAGTTTCATATATTACGACTAACGGTTCGGATGCAAACGCCGCAAGAGTGTTTACTTTCGGTGCCGTTTTAGAGGATGCTGTCGGTAACATTAATTATGCACCTACTATTACACTTACCACAGTATCAGCTGCTGGAGGAGGAGAAGAACTTGAATCAATCGATAGTATTAAAAGAAACGCTCCAAAAGTTTTCAATGCACAAAATCGAGCGGTTACCGCAGATGACTACGAATCCGTTATCCGTAATATTTACCCTGCGATTGCTGACATTGTTTGTTTTGGTGGAGAAGAAGCAGATCCTCCCGAATATGGGAAGGTCAAAATTGTAATCAAACCTCGTTTTGCGACTAAGTTGTCGCAATATACGAAAAACTTGATTGGACAGGAACTGAAGAAATATGCGGTGGTGTCAGTCACCCCTGAAATTATCGATCCTTCCATCATTTACGTTGAATTAGACTCCAAGGTCTATTTCAACCAGTCTAAGACAACTCTCAATGAGTCTCAATTAAAAGCTGGTGTTATTAGCTCTCTTGAGACATATAAAGGGACTTCCGATTTAGAAAAATTCAACGGTCGCTTTAAGTATAGTCGTGTTGTTGGTATTATTGACTCTACCAACACTTCGATTACTTCTAACGAGACTAGTGTCACTCTAAGGAAGGATTTCTTCCCTATTATGAATACTGTTACTCAATATGAAATTTGTTATCAAAATACAATCACTTCTGGATGTACTCATCCGTCTGTTCAGAGTACAGGATTTGTAATTGCAGAGTTTCCTGGTGATGTCGTTTACTTAGCTG